ATCACCGGACGTGGTGCACATTTATTATTAATTGATGACCCGATTAAAGGACGAGAGGAGGCAGACTCTGCGGCAATGCGGAAGAACCTACTCGACTGGTACAGGGCAACAGCCTACACACGACTAATGCCTAACGGCTCCGTTGTATTAATTCAGACACGGTGGCACGAGGATGACTTGGCCGGTTGGATTCTAAAGGAGACAGGACACGAGGGTTGGGACGTTGTAGAGTTTCCGGCAATCTTAAATGAGAGAGCCGCTACCATGCTAGAGTTAAAAGAGGGAGACCCACTGTGGGAGGAGTCGTACCCACTAAAGAGATTAGAAGAAATTAAAAAGACGATTGGCACACGGGAGTGGTCATCTCTATACGCACAAAAACCTTCGGTTGAAGAGGGTAACATCATCAAGAGATGGTGGTGGAAGCCGTGGACGAGAGAGAACCCACCAGAGATGGATTACATCTTACAGTCGTGGGATACAGCCTACACAGTAACCGAGACATCGGATTACTCTGCGTGCACAACGTGGGGTGTCTTCAGTGGTGAGGGCGGATACAATCTCTATTTGATTCATTCATTTCGAGAGAAGTTAACCTTCCCCGAATTAAAAAATCAAGCGGTTCACTTATACAATGAACTACAGCCGGACTTAGTATTAGTTGAGGCAAAGGCGAGTGGATGGTCACTCGTACAAGAATTAATGAGAACGGGAATACCGATTACGCCATTCAATCCGAAGAAGATGGATAAACTGGCGAGAGTACACTCGGTCGCCCCTCTATTCGAGGGGGGGAGAGTGTGGTTCCCCGACACGGATGAGTCAGCAGACGTTATGAACCAGTTCGCTATGTTTCCTAATGCGAAGCACGATGACTTAGTGGATTCAACAACGCAGGCTCTACTGAGATTGCGTAAGGGGTGGATGGTTAGTCACCCGCAGGATGCACCATACGAGGAGCCCACAGGGCCGAAAGGAAGTTACTGGTAATGGAATCATTAGAGGATAGAGTTAAGAGACACGAAGGTTTTCGTAATACCGTTTACAAGGATACCCTAGATAAGAGAACCGTTGGCTACGGCCATTTATGCGTGGAGGATTTCTGGGAGGACGGAAAGGAATACTCGGAGGAGTATCTAACAGATATATTTAAAAAGGATTTGAAGAGTGCACAAGATTCAGCAAGTAGACTATGTACTGAATTTGATTGCTCTGATATAAAAGAAGAAGCAAAAGAAATAATAACAGAAATGGTATTTCAGCTTGGGGCTACGGGAGTTAGTAAGTTCAAGAATATGTGGAAAAATTTATCACAAAGTAAATATGATAGTGCTTCTATTGAGATGCTCGACTCACGTTGGGCGAAACAAACCAAGAACAGAGCCGAAGAGCTCGCAAACGAAATGAAAAAATTAGGAGTATAATATGGGCGGAACGATGGACATACTAAAAGGTGCATATGGAATTACAAAGGGCGTAGTAAAATTAGGTTCTGGAGCAGTAATAACTTCACCAATTTGGAATACAATAAGAAATATGTATTTTAATCCAAAAAATTCAAAACAAGATATAGCTAAAGCAGTAGACTTATCCTTTAAAGATGTTGGTGATATTATAAAAAAAACAGGTTTGGCTAAAGGAGAGCCAGAAGGATTTATGGCAAAAAATATGGGGGGTATGGCTTACGCTCGTAAAAAAGGCATGGGTCTAGAAATGGCTGAGGGTGGCATTGCATTAAAATTAGTACCATCAGATAAAAAAGGATTAAAAAAATTACCTAAAAAAATTAGAAATAAAATGGGTTACATGAAAAAGGGTGGTGCAGTTAAGAAGCGTGCTAAATCATCTTCTAAAAAATCTAGAGGAACGGGTGCGGCTATTAGAGGGACTAAGTTTAAAGGCGTATTTTAAATGAGTAAACTTGCATTAATATCAAAAATAATTTCATCAGCACCATCAATTGCTAAAGGTATTGCAAATGCCATATCAAAAGTAGGTAAAGAAGTATTTAACAAAAATGCAAAAAATATACCTTCTGTTGTTCGTCATAATAGATTGAAAAAAAGTTTTAAAGCAGGAGATAAACAACAAGCTAAAACTGCCGCTAACACTAAAGCAGGTGAAAAAGTTACAGGTACAGCAAAAGGGCGTCCAAGATTAAAAAAAGAGGATTATGTTGCCGGGCCTTATACTAAAAAAATCAAACCACGAATACCAAACAGGTCAACAACACTTGGTAAAGCAGGTTATAATTATCAATATCTAAGTAATGGTGGCTCAGTCAATTCAAGAGCTATTGCAAAAAAATATTTTAAAGGAACATTTTAAATGGCAGTTACTCCTTTTGGGTCTGTAGACCCACTTTTAGAAACAGAAGTTACAATCATTGCAGAAGGCGAGCCAGTGGAGGAAACTGTAGAAGTTTCTGATAACCTTGCCGAAGACATGAGTGATGAGGAGTTGAATGAAATTTCTAGTGAGTTACTAGATGCCTTCGAGGCTGACGTAAGTAGCAGAAAAGATTACGAAGAAACAATTAAGAAGGGTATGGATTTACTTGGTCTTAAAATAGAAGATGCAACTAAACCTTTCCCCGGTGCTTGTTCAGCACATCATCCTATGATGATTGAGGGTGCAGTACAATTTCAATCACAGGCAATAAAAGAATTGTTTCCTGCTGATGGCCCAGTTAAAACTAAAATTATTGGTAATAAAACGGATGAAGTTGTTCAACAGGCAAGCAGAGTAAAAGAGTTTCTTAACTATCAGATTACAGAGTCAATGGAGGAATACTTCGATGACTTCGACCAGATGCTTTTCTATCTTCCTATCGTTGGTAGTTGCTTTAAAAAAGTATACTACGATGAGGCACTACAGAGACCTGTCGCAAAATTTATTCCTATTACTGATTTTGTTATATCTTACAATACAACAGACCTAAGAACGTCTGGCAGATACACACACATACTACGATACACAGAAAACGAATTGCGTAAGAGAATGGCAAATGGTTTTTACATGGATGTGGATATGGAGATGAACCCCGAAGAGGATGACTCCAATGATATTACACATAAGATACAAGAGATAGAGGGTATTACACCATCAAAAAGTTATCAAAAAGATGGAAGATTTACTATTCTGGAGATGCACGTTGACATAGATATTCCGGGTCAAGAAAAAGATTTTGCTTGTCCGCACATTGTCAGCATATGTAAAGAAACAAAACAAATTTTATCTATTCGTCAAAACTATTTAGATGACGATGAAAATTTTAAAAGAATACAACACTTTGTACACTATAAGTTTTTACCGGGATTTGGATTTTATGGTTTAGGCTATGTCCACCTACTTGGTAACTTACAGAAATCCGTAACAACCATTCTTCGCTCCTTGGTTGATGCAGGGCAGTTCTCCAACTTACCGGGTGGCTTTAAGGCTAGAGGCATGAGGGTAGAAGGAGAACAACCTGTTGGTTTTGGTGAGTTTAGAGATGTTGAGGGATACGGGGATGACATAAGAAAGTCTATCGTACCTCTACCATTCAAAGAACCATCACAAACACTCTTTGCTCTTCTTGGGTCTATGACACAAGAGGGAAGAAGACTAGCGGCGATAACTGATATGCAAGCCGGTGACATGAATTCAAATGCACCTGTAGGTACAACCATTGCTCTACTAGAGCAGGGTATCAAGGTTATGTCCTCTATTCACAAGAGACTACACAAAGCACAGAGAGAAGAATTTAAAATACTAGCAAGAATTAATAAAGATTATCTACCAGACTACTATCCGTACAGCGTAGAGAATGATTCTCGATATATTTTTAAAAAAGATTTTGATGCAAAAATAGATATCGTTCCGGTTTCCGACCCGAACATATTCTCTACAGCACAGAGGGTTCTACTTGCACAGACACAACTGCAAGCGGCGGCGGCGGCTCCACAAATTCATGACATGAAGGAAGCCTACAGGAGATTGTACGAGGCACTCGATGTTAAGAATATTGATGATATGCTTCTACCAGAGGCAGGAGCAAAACGAAAAGACCCCGCAACAGAAAATTATGCTATGATGTATGGTAGACCAGTTAAGGCTTTCGCATCGCAAGACCACGATGCACACATGGCTGTACACACGTCAATGATGCAAGACCCAACAATGACACCACAATCACAGCAGGTTGCAATGGCACTAGCGGGTAACATAACGGCACACGTTCAAGAGCACATGGCTCATAAATACAGAGCAATGATTATGGCTCAGACTGGTGCAGAGTTACCACCGGCTCCAGAGTACGATAGAGCAAATCCGGGCAAAGACGAAGACTACGAAGAAATTCCAATAGAAACAGAAAATCAAATTGCTAAGATGCAGGCACAGGCAGGAATGCAGATGTCTCAAGCGGCTCAGCAACA